GCTTCCATGCGCGTTGACGCATAGACCGAATACGCATTAGCCATGTTGCGCTGCAACAGGTCAGCCGCAGCCGCCGCCCGCTCTGTCGCAGCCTTGGCCTCAGCGGCTTCCTGTGCCTTGCGGCCTTCGATAATGGCAAGCTGTGTCGCGCGCCCCTGCTGGTCCGCCATTAGGCGGCTAATCTCGGAATACCGCGCTACAATCTCTCCAACGCGGTTGCGCAGTTCCTCAGTTTTCAGCCGTTGCAGGTCAAGCGAATCTGTCGTGTTCGCCATATAGACTTGCAGTTCTGCAACCTTGGAGTTGTATTCATCGCGCAGCCGGATTTGCTCGCGCAGCAACTCAACCTGATATTCTTCGTCAACGCCAAACCGCAGCTTGTCGATCTTGACTTGCAGGTTCGTGGAAGCCTCGCCAACCGCCTCATATGCCGCTTTGAGCCGATCTGCCTGCGCCGCAGCCTCAGCCGATTGCGCAGACGTGCCGATAAGAGCGCCAACCAGCAACGGCAGCGCAATACCGCCGACAAGACCGACCGCAGCACCAACCGCGCCAAACGCAAGGCCAAGGTCCGGCAACTGGATTGCAAGCGCCTGGATGAAATTTCCGGTCGCCATGGTTTGCTGGCCGACCTGCGAAAGCTGCTGCGCCGCACCCCGCGCAACGTTGCTGAAATTGCCAGCCGCCGCGCCAGCCCCGGTGAATTTATTCCCAAGGCCAGTGACCTTAAGGCCAGCGGCATTAGCCGCAGCCGCAAGTTTACCAAGATCACCCTGAGCCGCCGCAACTGCGGCCTTAAGCGCGCTGGCGTCCCCGGTGATCTTGACATTAAGCGCGGCAAGTTCGGTCATTTATTCGCCATCTTCTCTTTATGCTTTCGCCGCGCCTCGGCCCATTCTCGGCTGCTAAATCCGCCGCTCTTTTTGGTGCCAGAGGTTATTTCCTCAATCCGCTCGCTTTCGGCCATCTTGGCGTCAAACTCAGCCCACCACTCCCCAATCGTCATACCCCAGAACTCTGACGGCTGGACCCCCCAAGCCCGCGCCGCCTGATAAGCGCCACGGGAAAAGGCGGCCCATGTTACTCCCCCGTTGCGGGCGCCTCCGATGCCGAAGGCTCGCGTTGGCTTTGCGACGTGGTGATGTGCAGGATATACGCCATTGCGGGCTCCATGCACTCAATATAGCCCGCGTCAAAGACAACGGCCTTCCAGTCGTCAAGCGACCGCTTGTCACCCGCCGCCTTGGCCCCGATCCACAGCACAACCGGGATATTCGCCACCGTGAGAGACAGCTTCGGCTGATACGCCGGGATTGCTGATGCGAGATGGTTTTCCTTGATCAGCGCAATCGGATCACCGATATGCCGCATGACATCTTCCGCCGCGCCAAACGTGCCACGCAGCGAAACATCAGCCCCGCCAATCTTTACGACGATATCCCGCATTAGGTGCCCGCCGTGTAAGCGACAACGCCGCTAGACATAAACGTCGCCGAAAACTCGACAGCGCCGTCATGCTCGCCAGTCTGCTCAAAGCTGGACAGGTAGAACGTGCCGGAAATAGTTCCGGTCGTGGTCGGCAATTCGCCCGTAAGCGTCTCGCCAGTCCCGTTGAAAAACTCGTTGATCAGCACTTGATCAGACGAAATCCCGCCAACGGTCACCTCAACCGATTTCAGGCCCGGCGTGGCAAGCAGGGTGCGCCACCCGTTATCATCGTCGGTCGTCACGTCCACCAGATCGGCGGTTGCCGTCCAGCCCTTGGTGCGCACGCCCACAAGCGTCACGCTGTCCCATTTGATCTGCAAAGCCCGCCCGTTTGCGCCAGCCATGTTATTCGCTCCTTATCAGGCCGACCGGCCAATGATGCCAATTTGATAGGTCGCCGCAGCGCCCGACGAATTTGTGACACGCAGCGTGTCCGCAGACCCGCCCGCCACCGCGCCGAAACCGGCTGCATCGCCGCAGCCGAAGAACAAGAACCCGCCCGGCCTGATGGGTCCGAATGTCGGAGTGGTGCCGCCCATGAAGCCCGTGATCGGATTGGACGCCGCCGCGCCAATCGTCAGGTTCGTCGTATTAGCCGCACCGCTCGCAGGCGCATTGACGACGAACACCGCCACCAATTCAGCCATTGCAACGGTCGAGCCAAATGCGTCAGATAGAACCCCGGCCAAATCAAGATCATCACTCGATGCCGAACTCACCGTGCGTTGGTCCATCCAGAGAATGTCCGCCTTTCCCGCCGTGGTGCCATTCGTCAAGTCGATAATCTGCGAAATCTCAGGCGTGAAATTCGGGCCTCCGAAATCATTGCTGCCCGTTTGGGTCGCCTGCATTTTTGCAATTAGCCGCGCCGTCAGTGCCATTCCTACGCCTCCTGAATTGTCAGCCGGTATCTCTGGACACCGTGTTTCGTTACGCCGTCCGGGTCACTCAAAGCCTCGGAAAACTCATTAATGCAGTCTATCACGTTATAGCCTGTCTTGAAAAGGCTTGCGCGATGCAGCCTAGAATACGCCGCGCCCATGATGGTTTTAACCTCTGCAAATCCAGAAGACCGTGACCAGAAATGCAGCGTCACCGTGATAGCCGACCCGATAGTGTCGTCAGTATCCCATGGCGCACCCTGATCATTGCCAATCACGACATACGGAAAGGTTGTATCAGGCACGGCTTCCGGCAGAAACGGCGCGGTGTCAAATACCGTGGCCCCGATATTACCGTTGATCCGGTCAAAAACAATCTGCTGGGCGGTGTTTAGGAACATTACTTCACCCTCGCCTCAATTGCTGCTTTCAGGCCCTTTTCCAGCCCAATGCTGGCGGCTTTGAATGACGGCAACAGCCAAGGACGCGCGGCCATGCGAGACGTGCCAAATTCCAGCATCGGGCCATATGCAACGTTAGTCCCGACGATTGCCGTGGTGCCATTGATGATTGCCTTGATTGACCCTGCAAGCCTGCCCGTGTCGCTGGCGGGATATTGCCCCGGCGCAGATGCAATGTGCGTCACATTCCCGCGCCGATACGTGCGGCCTGTCTTTGCCCCGCCAGAAATTCCAGCAATGGCAAGATTGCGGGTTTCATTGGCCAGATCAAAAATAGCGCCCTCAATCACATCATCAGCATCGGCGCCAAGCGCAATTAGCTGATCGGTCAGGGCTTTCAGGCCGACGATATCAACATCAAGCGTTGTCACGATCCGACCCCATCACTCAGCCGCCATTCCAGCCATCCGCGCGACCCGTCAGGATCGACAACCCCAAGAACGGCATATTCCCCGCCGCCCCAAATGACACGCTGCGCAGCCGTTGCGCCGTGAAAATACCGGGTTACCATCTTATACACATTGCCCGGCGTTGTCCGCATATAGCCCCACCGCTCAGACCCCGGCGCCGCAGCAACCATTGCCCACGTCGCCGCCCCCGGAACCGCCGCCCATGTGACCACAAAGCCGCCCTGCCCATCGCTGGCCCGCGTCTTGCCTTGGATCGAAACCGATTGGCTCAGCATCCCGGCGTTGTATTTGCTGCAAGCTACCATGCCAGCATGTCCATAACTCGGAATGGCTGTAGCAAAGCCTTGCACCCTTCCGGCGCCTCGCAACCCATGCGGCAATCATACATGGCGCTGATATGCTGCATCAACGCCACCCGCACCATCGCAGGCAAAGACGCGCCCCAGCCGACCGAATAGCGCACCACGACAGAGGCGCGGCGCCGCAGATCGGCTGGCCACGAATAGCCGTCATTCAGCGTCACCCGGTCGCCGTTGAGGAAATACGCCGCCGAAGTCAGCACCTCGCTCGTATTGTCGCGGTCATAAGTCGTGATTGACGTGATTGCAGAAACAGGACCATAGGCCAGGTCAATCTCGCGCGTCCCATTTGTAAACACCGCCAGAGAGATCGTATGACTTCCCGGTCCAAGCCGATCCAGCGCGTCATGGTCATAGGCAGATGGGAAACCATCCATCACGGCTTCCAGAACTTTTTGCCGAATTGACCGGCCCATGTATTTCTCAGCCGACCCAATCGCGGCCTCAATAAAGCCAAGGATCAATTCATCGTCTGCATCGCCATCAACGCGCAGATAGGATTTTACCTCGTTCAGCGGCAGAATGTCGCCCGCCGTAACGCTGATTTCGTTCACCGTGCGGCGATTGTATGTCATTTCTGGCCCCCAAACGCCTGATCTTGTGAAATGGGCCAGTTTCCCGGCCCATCGCAAAAATCAGGTCG